GTCGCCCTCTACCTCCAGCCAGAACGCCGGCCCTTTCACCTTGGTGTCGGTCTTCTCGAAGCGATCTTCTGCGCCTGGCTCATAGGCCTGGATCGCGTCGCCCCATCCGCCCGCCACGACGCTGCTGACGACCGGGAAGCGGTAGTAGCGACTGGGCTGCGGGACCAACTCAGCGTTATCTATTGCCTGGGGAAGGCCTTCGCCGTACTCGAGCCATTCGCGCCGTACGCATAGCTCCTCAGCTATCGCGAGCAGATTTGCCGGGCCTGGAACAGCCTCGCCGTTCAGCCACTTACTGGTGGCTTTCGGGGTTACTCCGGTGATTTTCGCCAAGCGAGCGCCTGCCCCCCATTCGGGAAGGCCCTTGTCTGCCATGGCTTTTTTGAGGCGCTCGGCAAAGCCTGCGCGGAGATCTTCTGTCTGAACCATAGGTTCAATATCGCATTCCCTTGCCTGTACTTTCAGTTCCGACATAATATGTACTTCAGGTTCAGATTCTGGCCCCGGAGGCCGTATGAGCGAATTGAAGAACGCCATCAACAAAGCGGGCGGTCCGGCGGCAGCCGCAAAAGCCTGCGGCAAGAGCGCCAGGGCCATCTACAAGTGGCTCGCCGCCGGCGCGCTGCCGCGCACTGATTTTTCTGGAGAGACCGATTACGCCGGGCAGTTGGCTGCTGCAGCTGCTGCGCGCGGTGAGCCTTTTGAGCGCGAGTGGCTGCTGAAGAACGCCAAGCCGGCAAAGGCCGCATAGGCGCAAAGGGATTCGAAGATGGGGTCGTGTTCGTTCATGGCTCCACGATAAGAGCGGGAGAGCAAGATGACACTGTCCAATGAGCGACACGGCTGCAGCCGGGACCAGGTCCTGGTGGCGCATGCCAACGAGATGATCACGCGGACTGGGTTCAAGAGCCCGAAGTTCGCCCACCGCCTGAATCGCATGGTGGTCGAGGCGCTCGGCGCCCAGGCCCATGACCGCAAGGTGCCGGACCTGGAGTCGATCGCCGGCGGCGACGGCGCTGAGTTTCTCAAGCAGGCCGACACCTGGTTGAAGCGTGTTCAGCGCTGGCTGGATGGATCGGTCGATTTCCCGGCGTGGCTGGAAGAACCCTGGGTTCTGGCGCTGGAGCCTGATTACCGCGACCGCTGCACCAATGAACTGGCTGCACGGCATGGCCTTGTAGCTGTTCGGCAGCAGAGCGGTGATGCCTGCCCGGTGATGGCGTTCGGTCAGCTGGTTGGCCACCTGGGCTCTACCGTCGAAGCCTGTGGAGTAGTACTGGCCGACGGCCAGATCGATGCCCGAGACCACCAGCACCTGCCGCAGATGATCGAATCTCTCCTGGCTGCCGAGAGCCGCTGCGCTGAACTGCGCCGAGTTGCTGAGAACGTGATCGCTGACATCCGCCTCGAAAAGCAGCTGAAGGCGGTGTGACATGGCCAACCAATGGCTTCGCCTTTGGCATGACATGCCAACCGACCCGAAGTGGCGAACCATAGCCAGGGTGTCTGGCCAGCCTATCGCTCTGGTGCAGGCCATCTACTTGCACCTTCTTGTCGATGCGTCACGCGCTGTCACGCGAGGTCACGCAAGCGTCACGACTGAAGATTTGGCTAGCGCGCTTGATGTTGATGACGCTCAGATCGATGCGGTTCTGAGTGCCATGCAGGGCCGTGTTCTGGATGGCATGGCGATCGCCGGCTGGGATAAGCGCCAGCCCAAGCGAGAGGATGCAGGAGACGGTCAAACCGGCGCCAAGTCTGCTGCCCAGCGTAAGCGCGAGCAGCGTGAGAGGGAGCGTGCAGCGGCTGAATCAGGCACTAGTCACGACAAGTCACGCGATGTCACACCAGATAAAGATAAAGAAGAAGATAAAGACAAGAGCAAAGAGCTATCCCCCCAGCCCCCGATTGGGGGTGTGACACCGCCGAGCGCAGAAGGGGTTACCCCTTCCAGTGCCAAGCCGGTGAAGCCTGACGCGCTCGAAGGCTTCGCCGAGTTCTGGATGCGCTACCCGAAGAAGAAATCCAAGGTCGACGCCGAGAAGGCCTGGTCGAAGCTCAAGCCGAGCCAGGACCTCCGCGTCACGATGCTGGCCGCCCTGGACAAGCACGTTCATAGCCACGAGTGGCGAAAGGACGCCGGCCACTTCATCCCTCACCCCGCCACCTGGCTGAACAAGCGCCGCTGGGAAGACCAGGTGGGAACTGAGCTGTTCGACAACCACCACGGTTTCACTGGGCAGCGCGATTACACCGCCGGACTGGAGGCCAACGCAGATGGCTCTTTCAAAATCTGACCTGAAGGTCGATGCGATGGAGTCCCGCCTCGGCGTGATCTCCAAGCACGCGGCCAAGTGCGAAACCCACGGCGACTACATCGCCAGAATCACCAAGCACAGCGAGCAAGCCACGGGTTGCCCGGTGTGCGCCAACGAGGCGAGAGACGCCAGGGAAGCCGAGGAGGCTGCCGAAGAGCGCAAGCGCACCAGTCGCATGCGCCTGGAGAAGCGCCTGGGGGCTGCGATGATCCCGCCCCGGTTCGCCGGTAAGGACTTCGCCAGCTACCGCGCAGCGAATAAGCGCCAGGCTTCAGCTCTGGCTGTATGCCGGCAGTACGCGGAGCAGTTCCGTGAGAACTACGACGCCGGTCGCTGCCTACTGCTGGTTGGTCATGTGGGCACCGGTAAGACCCACCTGGCTTCGGCGATCTCGGACTTCGTGATCCGTGAGCTCAACGCCATGGCGGTCTACCGGACCCTGTACAGCCTGATGCAGTACGTGAAGGGCAGCTTCGACAGCGCTTCGACCTACACCGAGGCCCAGGCCTACGAGAACCTCACAAGCCCGCACCTGCTGGTGATCGACGAAATCGGCGCCACCAAGCAGACCGAGTTCGAGCAGGCGACCCTGTTCAACGTGATCAACGGGCGCTACGAGCAGAACAAGCCCACTGTGATCATCAGCAACCTGATGCCGTCGGAGCTGGAAAAGGCTCTCGGTGATCGGGTTATGGATCGCCTCCGCGAGAACGGCGGGATTTGCCTTGTGTTCGACTGGGAAAGCGCGCGGCGGGAGCTGCCCCGGGAAGCGCAGGCGGTGCCGGCATGATGCATGGAAGGGCAGTAACCGCTGAGCAGAAGCGCTGGCACGACAAGCTGGTGAGCGAGGTTGGCTGCATCGCCTGCCGCAAGGACGGGCGCCTGGGCAACACCCACTGCAGCATCCACCACATCGACGGGCGCACGAAGCGCGGAGCGCACTGGAGCGTGATTCCTCTGTGCGGCCCGCACCACCAGACTGGTGGCGAGGGTGTCGCGCTACATCACAACAAAGCTCGATTCGTAGCGCGCTACGGCACCGAGGGCGATTTGCTTTGGGACTGCGCGGTGATCATTGCAGAGGATGGGGTTTCTATCCCTGCCGGATTCAAGGCCTGGCTCTCTGATGGAGCTGGTGCATGACCGCCTACGGCCGATTCACCACCGTCGGCCAGGTGCTCGACTGGTGGAGCTCCCGCCTGTCGCAGAACCGGTCCAAGTCCCAGCGCTACCGGGCAACCGTCGCCAGCCTGGTCGACCGCCAACTGAAACCCCGCATCGGCGGCGAGAAGGTCAAGCGGCTCAGCAAGGCCACCATCGACGACAAGCTGGTTTGGCCCATGCAGCAGGTGCTGTCACCCCACACCGTGCACAAGGCGCTCCAGTGCCTGCTCCAGGCGCTGGTGCTGGCTGAGCGCCAGGGCCGCATCGACAGCAACCCCCTCGCCACTTCGAGCTGGAAGGACTACTGGACCGGCAAGCTGCCGCCTCGACCCGCCAAGCTCAAGCCGTCCGACGCCTGGGCCCTGGTGCCCACGCTGTGCAAGGTATTCGAGCAGGATCCTGTGGCAGGCATGCTGGCGCTGACCATGCTGGCCCATGGCACCCGTATCGGTGAGACCTGCCTGCAGCGCTGGGATGAGATCAGCATCCCCGACCGCACCTGGACCATCCCGGGGCCGAACACGAAGAACGGCGAGACCCTGGTGGTGCCCCTGACCGAGCAGTACATCGCCTTGCTCAGCCGGTACCGCGAGTTGCAGCACCCGGCCAGGAGGTCGAGCCCGTGGGTGCTGGCGATGGCCAATGGGGATCGTCTGTCCGACTCACAGGCCTCGGCGCTGTTCCGGAAGATCAGCGGCCGCCAGTGGACCAGCCACGACCTGCGCAAGCTGGCCCGGACCACCTGGACCGAGATCGGCATCGACTACCTGGTGGGCGAGCTGATGCTTAACCACAGCATGGGAAAGCTGGCCTCCACCTACATCAAGACCACCGTCGACTCGGCCCGCCTGGCTGCTGCCAAGCAGTGGCATGCATGGCTCGACGAGCGTGGATTTGCCGCCGCCCACGGCGCAAAAAACATCGAAATCAGCTTTTCCAAAACTGACGCCTAAGCCAGTAACGGCAATGGCTTCAGACGAATTCAGAGTTTCCATAGGAGGTAGATGAAATGATCACGGATGAAGGAGATGGCGGTGTCCAGACTGTTCTTCTGCCATGGCCTCCAAAGGTCCTCAGTCCCAATGCCAGGGTGCACTGGGCGACTCGCAGTCGAGCTGCCAAGAGCTACCGCTGGCAGTGCTGGATGCGGGCCCTTGAGGCGAAGCTGGTGGCTCCTTCAGGGAGGCTGCTGTTGAGCCTGGAGTTCCTGCCGCCGAACAGGTCGCGCCGCGACGATGACAACCTGCTGGCGGCATTCAAGGCTGGTCGTGACGGCTTGGCGGATGCGATGGGCATCGACGACAGCCTGTTCGTCAGTCAGGTGCGTTTGAGTAGTGAGGTTTATCCGCGAGGTGCGGTCCGTGCCTCGATTTCGAACTGGGTTGGCGACTGAGGGGATTGCCATGATCTACAAATCTGTTCTTGCGGCCGTCGTGTCCGCAATGGCGGCCGAAGCACTGGACAACACCAGCAAGCAGTCCTGGCAGAAGCTGATTGAACACATAAACCAGCCAGGTGGGCGAGGCTCTTCGGCGGGCCCTGAGGTGCGCATGCAGATCGATTGCTGGGTGCACGCGCGCTTGCATAGCGAGTTGCCGCCCCGGCTGTGGTTCGCATTGGTCGCCAAGTACAGCACGCACCATGCGCGTAGGCTGGAGGCGATAGGCCGCCTGGACTCGATGATCGTCACACCGGCGCCGGGCCTGTTCCGCAAGAAGGCCGTGGTGGCCTGGGCCGTTCCACCCATGAAGGGCTTGGCGGTTGGCGTTGCTGGGCAGAAGCGCTCTACGAAGATCCTGGCCTTGCCGCCCAGCTTCTACGACATGAACTCCTGGGACCTCGATGCATCACCAGAGCGCACCAAGCGACGCTGGCGTGCGGGTGTATTCAAGGCTCTCGACGAGTTGGTGAACGTGGCGCTGATGGAGGCCGGCGAGATACTGGATAGGGAAGGTCTGACCCCTTCATTCAACGGGGCGGCAGTGGCTTGACTCGAATGGCCGAATGGCCGAGAGTATTACCATCCTGTCGATCTTACGCGTTGCGAGGACCGACACCGACAAAGCCCTGGCCATCCCGCCGGGGCTTTTTCGTTTCCGGCGCCCAGCGCCCCATCTTGCTCTGCGCTGCTCCCCTCATCAGCAGCAGCGCCCTTGCCCCTCCCGGGGCCTTTTATTCATGGAGTGACCCACATGGCAGAGCC